CAAGAGTATTACACTCTTGTGAGGGATCCCCCCTTCTTTCGAAGGGTATTCCCTGTGTCAAACCCATCCTCGCCGCCCATGAAATCATAGTGGGTCTGGTAAGGTCTTCTTTCTTCTTTGAACTTGTCACTCAAAGGGGCTAGAAGACTTGGGACACTTAGTAGGTGAACATATTACCTTCGTGACCGAGGTCACGAATTGTTCTACGTTACTAGACATGGTAGCATAGATTGCTCCTTAAGGAGAATCTAGGTTCTGAACTACCTAAGCAATTAAATTGCTCGGGCGGTTAGTCATTAGGCCTATCCGTTAGTTCCGCTCCCCGAGAAAACTCTCTAGTTGGTAAACTAGAGTAGGATCCTCAATGGGAATCGAGCCGGGCGAGGAGAAGCACTTCACTAATCGTAGACCAGTAAAGTTCTAAGATTAAGAGTTTATCTCAATATATGTAACATGTCTAAATCAATGAAACAACAATTCAATAGTGCTGTGACCATTAAGGAAAGTGAAATTTCCTTGTGGTTACGAGCATTATTATTTGTGTGTTCTGTGACTTCAGACAAGCGAGAATACTATTACCAGCTGGTTAAGCGGATTAAAAGTCTTCGTGACAAAAGTGGAAACACTTGGGTCGTGAAGTACTTGAAAGAAGCTAACCGGTTAGTAATGGTATGGGTATCGAAAGATATAGACTACCGTAAAACAGTAGTGTTATCAGTCGGTATGCCCGTTAAGATCTCGGGAGGTCTTCCTTGTATTATACCAACACCCCTCCGTCGTGAGATGGAGAAGGGAAGTATAAAGACAGTGAAGATTGTCCTTACCATACTGAATCTGTATCGGGTTTGGCCGTGTGCTCGGGTTCTGAAACTGGAAACCATTACTGATCCTTTTCGGGGGATCAGTCCTGAGTTACCTGTTGTTGAACTAAAGCGAGTTATAAAGCTGTTGCCCTTTGAAGGATTTCCTTCAAAGGCCAGAGGCCTTAATATAACCACCGCCGGTCCGAATTTCAAGATCAGCTCTTTATCGGCTCCCTTTGATGCGTTCACTTTTGCTCTATATCCCGAACTACTCGCCTCATTAGAGGGTTATAGTAGGGCTTCAAAGAACTTGGAATTCTTCCAAGACTTTGAAGAAGAGTGTGCTCGCATTCAGGAGTTTTGCCGTAAGAGTTGAATGACTTGAATATCAAAGAAACCACTTATGCTCGGAAAGCTTTCGAAGAAATTCGAAGCTGCCGGGAAAGTGCGAATCTTTGCTATAACAGATTGATGAACTCAAAACTTATTTAAACCTCTCCATGACTGACTAAACTTGGGTTTATCCAAGATACCTCAGGATGGGACTTTTGACCAACTAAAACCTCTCTCTTCATTAACTGGCTCATATAGAGTTAGTTATGATTTGAGTGCTGCCACTGACCGTCTTCCAATCCAATGTCAAGTTCAGATCTTATCTATGATCTTAAACTCTGAATTGGCTATCCACTGATCTACCTTATTAACTAAGAGAGATTGGTGGTTAATGGAAAAGGGACAGTGGGTTCCATATCGTTATTCTGTAGGACAACCTATGGGAGCCTACTCTTCGTTTCCGATGCTGGCACTAACACATCATGTGATAGTCCAGATAGCGGCAGCGAGAGCTGGGTTCCAAGGGTGATTCAGTAATTATGCTCTCCTAGGAGATGACATAGTTATTGCCGATCCCAAGGTTGGTGTCCATTATTTATATATAATGAGAGACCACCTAGGTGTAGACATTAATTTGTCGAAATCCTTAGAGTCCGATATAGGTGTTCTCGAATTCGCTAAAAGATTGATCCAAGGGGATACGGACTTAAGTCCAATATCTCCGAAGGTCCTTCTTCTCGCGGTTCGGAACATCTTCTACTTACCAGATCTTATAATAGACATGGTAGGTAAAGGATTTGAGGTTGACCAGAGTTCCCTATTAGCCCTAACACGAAAACCGCGCATCTTTAAAGGATGCGGTAAGGTTAACGTGTACAAGGCTGTATGGAGTTGTTTTCTCCCTTTTGGCATTCTCGACCGAAGCCCAATACCGTTTCCGGAAATTGGATCAATTGGTCTAGAGCTATTATATGAAACTCGCGATTTTATTTTCGCGTTTTCACGTAAAGCTTTAAATGCCGCGATTGAAAGAGGTCATGCAGCTAAAGACAGCTGATTTGACCTTAGACAATCAGAGAGAGGGGGGTTACCTGGTGAATTGGTGGAATCACTTCCATCTACACGTTATATAGATGACCAGATGTCTGGTCCTCTAGCTAACACACGCGACTATATAATCGATATCGATTTATATAGAGACGTGAGTGATGTAGAACAGATGTGATTTTATCTACCACTGTGGTTAACAGAAAGTTTTAGTAAACTATCTGAACCTGCGGGTTCGATATCAGATTTTATTGTCCCATTGGATAACAATAAATCAATTGGCCAAAAGGCCTTTGATTATTGATCCATGGTACATTCAGTAGGTAAACTACCGAAGATCCGACGTCATTATCGCAAGAAGAAGCCACAGAAGGGGACAAAGTCCCGCACAAATAAGAG